CCTTTAATATCGATGTTGCTAAGGTTCTTCGCTGCCCAACCTGACCAATTAAACTCGTGGTCTAAATTGATACGAGCGCCGTACTTTTTATACTTGTAAGTAGCAACAATATCGTCGATATCTTTCTCTGATATTTCGCGACCATCTACCGTTAACCCCATGGCGGCAATGGCAAGTGGAATAGTGCGTAATTGAGCCATGTAGTTTCCTGTTTAATGTCAAAGTAAATCTAAGTGAGAGCAATTTTGCCCTCTGAACAGGCCTTAATCCATCACATTAAATCCGCTAAATTCCGATCTTGGCGAAAGCGGAATAACACGGAAATCTTGTTAAAGAATTACCTGTTTTAGGGTTATAAACTTGGCGCTTGTTCTTACCAACAGGCCAGTTATGAAACCGAGGACTCCCCGATATACACCCGAAATGATTAAAACGGCGCGTGACCATTATGTTTTTGGTGGGCTGACGTTTGATGAGATTTCAGAAATTGACGGTATGCCAAGTGCCCGTTCTTTACGACGTTGGGCGGATGATGGCAGCTGGAATGAACTGTGCCCGTCACTTAATGCCGAGACGGCTATTGCACGGCGTATTGTGTTATTGGCAGATCGTGACGTTAAAAGTGAAGCGGACTATAAAGAACTGGATTTTCTGACCAAACAACAATGTGCGTTAAATCAGTCTCGCTTGCCCAGTGCCGGTATCACGAAGAAATACGGTAATGCACCTGCAGCTGCTGCGCCCCAACATGAACAAACAGGCGAGCGAACCAGTAAAAGTAAGAAATGTCAAAAGAAGATTAAGAATGATGTGTCTAGTATCACCAAGGAAATGCTCGATACACTCAAAGACAACCTGCTCTACCCGCACCAATTACATTGGTTTGAACATCAAGATTACCGTAGCCGGTTCATATTAAAGCCGCGTCAGATTGGCGCGACTTTCTATTTTGCGTTTGAAGCATTTTATGATGCGATTGTTAATGGCCGTAATAAGATTTTCATTTCAGCATCACGGGACCAGGTTGAGATATTCAAGGCCAATATTATTGCCTTATGTCGTGAACAGTTTGGTATTGAGCTAAGCGGCTCACCACTGACTATGCGTAACAAGGGCAAGACGACAACACTGTATTTCAAATCAACCAATGCCCGTACTGCACAATCGGCGTCTGGTGATTTGTATATTGATGAAGTGTTTTGGATCCCGAAGTTTAAAGAATTACGCAGTCTTGCCCAGGCAATGGCGACCCATAAAGATTTTCGAATTACCTATTTTAGTACGCCGTCGGTGACCAGTCATGAAGCTTATGATTTGTGGAATGGTCGCTGGTACCGAAAAACCAAAGCCTGTAATGATCCCGAGTTTGCTATTGATGTTAGCCATAAGACCTTAAAGGATGGTCGGCTTTGTGAAGATGGCATTTGGCGTCAAAAGCTCAATGTTTATGATGTGGTGAAACAAGGCTTTGACCGCATTGATATTAGTATTTTGGAAAATGAATATTCTACCGAAGAGTTTAACAACCTCTTTATGTGCAAGTTTATTGATGATGCCCACAGTGCGTTTAGCCTTAAACAACTGATGGCCTGTGTTGGTAATAGTAAAAAATGGACTGACTTTGACCCGAGTTGGCCACGCCCTTATGCCATGAAGCCGGTTGTTATTGGTTTTGACCCTGCGCGAACGCGAGATATTGCTTCGGTCGTGGTCTTGAGTTTACCGCTTGGCCCTGATGATAAGTTCCGTTTGTTGGAATCACTGAATCTCAGTGGTAACGATTTTGAAACCATGGCCAGTGAAATTAAAGAGCTCACGCTTAAATACCATGTTGTGCATATCGGTGTTGATACCACCGGCATGGCTTGGGTGTGTTTGAGTTAATACAAAAGTTCTTCCCGCTGGCGATGCCGATTCATTACAACCCGCACAACAAAAACAAGATGGTGATTAAGGCGCTTAATGTCATTGGTAAGAAGCGTTTTGAGTTCGATGAGAATTCGGTGATGGTTGCCAGCAGCTTTATTAATATTCGCAAAAAGGTAGTTGGTGACCAGATTAGTTACGCTACCAATCGCACTGCAGCAACAGGCCATGCAGATATTGCCTGGGCAATCATGCACGCCATGATTTACGAACCATTATCTGGTGACAGCTCGAGCACCAGAACGTCAATAGGATTAGATGCCGCATAATGAATTCAACTAAGAGTACGACCACAGAACCGATGAAAGACAAATCCATCGATACCTTTAGCTTTGGCGACCCTGAGCCGTGTTTAGATAATCACATGACTGAGTATATTGGCCTTTACGCGGATATGGACGGGTTATATTCGCCGCCTGTGAGTTTGTCTGGACTGGTTAAGTTGCTGCGCGTTAATGCCCAGCATGGTCCTATTTTATATTTTAAACGCAATATGATTTTGAAATGGTTTAAGCCTAATACGGTGTTGAGCCAGCGCACCTTTAAGAAGTTTGCGTTTGATTATTGTTGGGCGGCGAATGCGTATTTTCAGGTTATTAAAAATACGTTCGGTCATGTGATTAAGCTAAGGCATTTACCTGCGTTATCGATGCGCTATACCTCAACACCTGGTGTTTATGCCCAGCGCCTAAGTAATGGCAAGGTGCTGCGGTTTAAAAAAGGCGAAGTTATTCACCTAAAAGAATACGACCCTAACCAGGGTATTTATGGAATCCCCCAATATTATGGCGGTATTCAGTCTGCTCTTTTAAACGAAGATGCCACCCTGTTCCGTCGTAAGTATTACAAGAACGGCGCACATATGGGATTTATCTTCTCGATGGCCGACCCTAATTTGTCTACCGATGATGAAGACGAGTTGAAAAAAGCGATCAAAGATTCTCGCGGTGTGGGTAACTTTCGCAGTCTATTTATTAATAACCGCAGTGGTAAGGCTGATGCCGAAAAGGCAATCAAGATTATTCCGGTGGGTGATATTTCTACCAAGGATGAATTTGAGCGCATTAAGAAGATGACGCTAAACGATATGTTGAGTATGCACCGCGCCCAGGAAGCGTTAAGCGGGCAAACATCGGGTGATAGTCCGGGCTTTGGTGACCTGGATAAAATAACCCGGGCTTATTACAACAATGAAGTGGTTCCGATGCAGCAGGACATGCTGGAAATTAACGAGTATTTACCTGCTGCACTGCATATTAAATTTGCAGAGCCAGCTTATTCCGACTTAAACCCGAGGAGTGAAGACTGATGGAAGAACTGATTGTTTTTATTCGCCAATGGGGGCAGCTGTGTTTGTTGTCGTTATTGGCCGCCGCAACGCAAATGTATATGTCTGGTACACGGATTACTTTTTTTCATTATTTCATGTCGGTGCTGATGGCGATTTTGTCGGCGTACATTGCGGACAGCTTTTGTCGTTGGCTTGGATTAGATGAAGGGTTAAAGACTGGCATTATTGGTATTTCCGCGTATGTAGCGCCGCATCTTTTAACGGGGGTTAATGCCCTGGCGAAAGCGGTATCAAAAGACCCTAAACACTTTTTAGATATTATTATGAGGAACAAATCATGAAATGGATAACGTCACTGTTTAGTTTTATTTCGGCACCGATTGCGGATTTGTCAGGTAGCTATCGTGAGCGTAAACGTATTGCTGCAGAAATGGCGGCATCGATTGCGACTGCAGAAGGTAACCTTAAATTGGCAAAGTTAGACGCGGAAGCTAAACGGTTAGCTAACCAGGAAGGTAACGACGCTGATTATGATCTGCAGGTATTGAAGAACCGGCGCGAATCGATAATGGATGAAATCATTATTACGGTGTTTTTGGGGTTGTTCATTGCGCACTTTGTGCCACAGCTGCAGCCGTATATGGCAGCTGGTTGGCAAGCCATGGGTTATAAAGGCGCGCCCTGGTACTTTGAATTTGTGATTGTGGGTATTGCGGTTTCTACCCTTGGATTGATGCGGCTGTTTCGTGCGTTTTGGGGGAATAAAAATACTAAAGGGGTTGGTTAACGTTACCTGCTAAGTAAATATGAGATAGGCTATTAATGATCTAAAGGAAAGCCGAACACCAATGAGATTGTGTTCAGCTTTCTATCTTATAACCAAAGACTATCTTTATTACAGGATTATTTACCGAACATATCTGTCGTGTCTATGCCTGTTAAATCCCATGAATCCACATTGCTTTTCTCAAATGCTTCAGCTCCAGCAAACATTTTAATCATAGTAATCACACTAGATATATCCCAGCGGTTAATATCTTGGTTAAATACCTTAGTATAGCTGAACATGTCGCTCATATTGGTCACGCTAGACACATTCCAATAACTAATATCTTGGTTAAATGCCGCTGCTCTATCAAACATTCTGCTCATATCAGTCACGCTAGAGGTATCCCAATAACTAATATCTTGATTAAATACCCAAGTATAGCTGAACATTGAGTGCATATCAGTCACGCTAGATGTATCCCAATAACTAATATCTTGGTTAAAGGCCTTGGTACCGTTGAACATGAAGTTCATATCAGTCACGTTAGATGTATTCCAACGGCTAATCTTTTGGTTAAATGCAGAAGCAGAGCTGAACATGGAGTACATATTAGTCACGTTAGATGTATTCCAGCGGCTAATATCTTGGTTAAATACCTTAGTACCACTGAACATATAATGCATATGAGTCACATTAGATGTATCCCAGTCGCCAATATCTTGGTTAAATGCCTTAGTACCACTGAACATATTTGACATATTCGTCACATTAGATGTGTCCCAGTCGCCAATATATTGATTAAATATTTTGCAATCCTTAAACATAAAGCTCATATCGGTCACGCTAGATGTATCCCAGTCGCCAATATCTTGGTTAAATTCATAAGCACGGTAAAACATACTGCTCATATTGGTCACGTTAGATGTATCCCAATCACCAATATCTTGGTTAAATGTCTCAGCCATATAGAACATAGCTGACATGTCAGTCACTTTAGATGTATTCCAATAACCAATCTCTTGGTTAAATGCCTCAGCACCCAAGAACATATAATGCATATGAGTCACTTTAGATGTATCCCAGTAGCTAATATCCTGGTTAAATGCCTCTGCCCCCACGAACATGTATGACATATCAGTCACATTAGATGTATCCCAATAACCGATATTTTGATTAAATGTTTTGTTATCCTTAAACAGCTTACTCATATTTGTTATATTTGTTGTTACAACACGAGTCACATCATCACCATCGGCAATCATCTTGCGCAACATAGCTTCATCTACAACGGTATATACTTGCCCATTAACAAGGCCAGTGTCGTTAACTTTCGCTGATGATGGCGCAACAATGGCTCCACTCATTTTGGATTTGTAAAACGCACTTACATTTTCGCCCGCGTGTGCATTAAGTGACATTGCAGCTAGAAGAGCAACAGTCAGTATTTTAAACTTCATAATAAAAATTCCATGTATACACCCTGATTATTGAGGTGATGAAAATTGTAAAAAGTAACTCCCCGCATAGTCACAACGAGGTGTTAAGCTTGGTAAGTCATTGTATAATAAGTTTGTTTTTCATGCTGACTAAATTGGTAGGTGCTTTAACTGATTGGGTAGGTGTTTTAACTAGGTATCAGTTACTCTGCCTTTGAAGTTAAATGTATAGGGATTTTCATTAAAACAAAAAATGAGGGAAATGCTCTCGCTATATTGGAATCGCCTGTCACTTCGTGACACAATTTTGTGACTGTGGGAATTTCGGTTTCAACATTGGGGTTGATGCGATTATTTAGGGCCTTTTGGGGAAGTAAGAATTCTAAAGGGGCTGGTTAACGCTACCAGCTAAGTCAATGTGAAATAGGCGATTAATAATTTAAGGGAAAGCCAAACCCCAATAAGATTGGGTTCAGCTTTCTATCTTATAACCAAAGACTATTTTTATTACAGGCTTATTTACCGAACATCTCTTTCGTATTTACACCTGATAAATCCCATAAATCCACATTGCTTTTCTCGAATACGTCAGCATGACAAAACATTCGACTCATATTTTTCACTTTAGATACATCCCAAAGGTTAATATCTTGGTTAAATACCTTAGTGTGACTGAACATATAATGCATATCAGTCACGCTAGATGTATCCCAATAACTAATATCTTGATTAAATGCATTAGTATAAATGAACATATAACTCATATCAGTCACGCTAGATGTATCCCAATAACTAATATCTTGGTTAAATGCCTTAGCGCGGTAGAACATTGCACTCATATTCGTCACACTGGATGTATCCCAATAACCAATATCTTGATTAAAAAACTTAGTACCACTGAACATTGAATCCATATTCGTTACGCTAGATGTCTTCCAACGACTAATGTTTTGGTTAAATGCATAAGTGTAACTAAACATTGACTTCATATTAGTTACGCTAGATGTATTCCAACGGCCAATATCTTGGTTAAAATTATTAGCATAAGCGAACACCCCCTCCATATTAGTTACGCGAGATGTATTCCAGCGGCTAATATTTTGGTTAAACGCCTTTGCCTCGTAGAATATTTTACTCATATTCTCCACCTTAGATACATCCCAACCACCAATATCTTGGTTAAATGCATGAGCCTTATCGAACATATGCCTCATACACGTCACGTTAGATGTATTCCAACGGCTAATGTCTTGGTTAAATGTATAAGCCTCGTAGAACATACCAAACATCTTCGTCAATTTAGATATATCCCAGTTACCAATAGGTTGGTTAAATGCCTTGGCTTTCCCGAACATCCAAGCCATCTTCGTCACATTAGATGTGATCCAGCCACCAATATTTTGATTAAACGCCTCTGCATGGAAAAACATACGGCTCATATCCGTCACTTTAAGCGTATTCCAGCCTTTAATTTCTTGATTAAATACTAGAGCACCATTGAACATATCTGACATAGATGTCACGTTCGATGTATTCCAGTTGCCAATTTTTTGGTTAAATGACTCGGCCCCGCTGAACATGCCTCTCATATCAGTCACATTAGATGTATCCCAGTTGCCGATATTTTGATTGAATGTTTTGTTATCCTTAAACAGGTTACTCATATTTGTTATATTTGTCGTTACAACACGAGTCACATCATCACCATCGGCAATCATCTTACGCAAGATAGCTTCATCTACAACTGTATATATTTTCCCATTAATAATGCCGGTATCGTTAACCTTCGCTGATAATGGCGAAACTATGGTTCCATTCAAGCTGGATTTGTAAAACGCACCTACATTATCGCTCGAACGTGCATTAAGTGGTGTCACAGTTAAAAGAGCCACAGTTAGTATTTTAAACTTCATAAAAATTCCATGTACGCACCCCGATTATTGAGGTGATGATAAATTGTGCAAACCCCACGGTAACCACAAGGGGGTATGGAGTCTGGTAAGCGATTGTATATTAAGTTTATTTTTTATGCTAATAGAATTGGTATAAATTAACTATCAATTTATCTTTAAGTAATATTTATAGAATTTTCATTGAAATAAAAATAGAGATAATGCTTTTTATAAAGTTGAATAGCCTGTCACTTTGTGACAAAAGGTGTCACAACTTTGACATTATCGATCTTTAAATGATCGTTGAGATCCTTTATATATAAGGCTTTCGGGATATCAGCATGTCCATACTTATGTCAAAAACGTAAAAAATTGCGAAAACGCGGTAGGCGAAGAGGAGTGAATTTATCGGGGTCTCACGCGCATGATTAAATGTTTTCCTCTACCATCAGAAATAGCTATGTATTATAACGAACATTACATACAACTGTATAAAACAGGCTCT